ATTTGTGGTCAGCAACAAGTGCTGACACAGAATGTAATCTACGCATTACCTCCTATGCGCGTTCTGTTATTTACTGATGCGACCACTCCTACTATTGAACAGTCTACTACACCAACATTCACTGCTAATGTGGCTGTTTCATTAACAAATGGTCAAGCTGAATTAGCGGGTGGATATATTCAATGCACAAGTGGTAACATTAATGCTTTCCTTAAAAAAATAGAATAATATGTTTAGTATCATTCTTGGTTTCGATACAATACTTATCTTAATTGTAGCTTTTGGACTTAGAATATTGTTTATGGATGTAAAGCAATTAGGTATCGAAATTGATTCCATTTGGGATAGATTAGTGGGTTCCCATCATGGCGAACATAACCGCGCAGGTCGTAATAGAGAACATTAAACAAAACAAGTTAACTATAATTATTGAAATTTGGTATGGATATTTTGAACCAGAATTTAGTTATGAGTGGAATGTAGAAAATGGAATGGAAACCCTCCGCAAAGCAAGCTGATTTTCTTAGCTTGCCATTCTCTATTAGAGAAGCTCTCTATGGAGGCGGAGCTGGATGCGCGAAAACAGAAACACTCATAATGTTTCCATTAATCCATAAATTCCATGAAAATCCTGCCTTTAAGCAAGTTTTCATGCGCCGCACGTTTCCAGAACTTAGAAATGAAGTCATTCCGCGCACCAAGTTAATCTATCCAAAGTTTGGCGCAACATTCAATGCTAGTGAGATGAAATGGTCATTTCCATCTGGCGCTAGCATATTTATGGCACATTGCGAAAATGAAGATGATGTACATAAATATGATTCGATGGAAATTAATCTATTCACTCCTGATGAATTAACTTCCTTTACTGAATGGATTTATCTCTATCTTGCTTTCCAGCGCGTTCGATCTAGTTCACGAAGTGGACTACCATCATTAATTCGTGCAGGTGGAATGCCTGGTGGAATTGGTCATACATTTGTTAAGCATAGATTTGTAGATCCAAATCCATTAGGTGGTTCCATTATTGTTGGTAAAGGTGGAAATAAACGAATTTATATTCATGCCACGTTAGCAGATAATCCATATATTGATCCTAAATACGCGCAGTCATTAGAAGCATTACCAGAAGCTGAAAAGCGCGCAAAGAAATATGGTGACTGGAATGCATATCTTGGTCAGGTATTCGCAGAGTTCCGCGATAAGAAATATCCTGATGAACCAGATAATGCAATCCATGTTATCGATGCATTTGTAATTCCTGAATACTGGCCTAAGATTGTAGTTGGTGATTGGGGATACCGTGCTTACACATGGATTGGATTTGGTGCGATTTCTCCGGATGGTAGACTATATGTCTATCGAGAGTTATACTGGAAACAAAAGTATATTTCAGAATGGGCTCCAATTGTAAAGAAAATTATTCAGGAAGAAAATCCAAGGTTAATTAAGTTTTGCAAGTCCGCAGGACAGAATCGCGGTCAGGAACATACCATTCAAGAACAGATCGAATCAGCAATTGACCATCCAATTCAACTAACCAATAATGTGGAAGGAAGTAGAATTGCTGGTAAAATGTTGCTTCATGAATATTTGCGCTGGAAACATCCACCTGAAATTATTCGTGCTAGTAAAACATATGATGATGAACTAGCGCGCTGGTTAATGCGCAATAAGGGTCTATCCGCATATCAGGATTATGTAAATAGTTTTGTACCAATTGAAAACAAAGAAGCACTTCCAAAATTGCAAATTTTTAAAGAATGTACATTATTAGTCAATGCGATTAAGGCTTGCATCTATTCTAAACCACGCGATGATAAACCTGCGGAAGATGTAGCAGAATTTGATGGTGATGATCCGTATGATGGAATAAGATATATGATTGATGCAGCAAGTCAATTTGTTAGTGAATCATCAAGTGAATTCGATAAGGTTCGGGCGCAAATGGATCTTGCATCAGCATTTGAACAAAATCCAGATTACAACATGTTATTTACACGGGCGCGCGCATTAGAACGACAGAACAAGGAAATTAAGTCAGTTCGGAGATATCACTAATAGGAGGTTGTATGTATGAAAACACTGCACCATTAGATAATTTCTTCCAAGAAGGAATTCAAACTAGTTTAGTTTATGGTCAAACTGCATCAAATAATTGTTATCAACCATTTCCATGGCAATATCAACATCCATATTATGTTTATACTAAAGTTAATTTATCATTAGAAGAAATTAATAAGTTAAAGAAGTTAGCTGAAAAAGATCCTGAATTAAAAAATATTCTAAATAAAATGAAATATTGTATTGATATAAACATCGAGTTCTAAAATGAATCTATTCAAATGGTTACATCACCTAACGGAACCACATTGTTCCGAATGTAAGATAGAATTGGAATGTAAGAACTGTGAAGTATTGAAATTATTGTTAGAGCAAGAGCGCGCAGAAAAAACTCGATTAATTCATATGTTAGTTCCTGATAAAGAATCACCACCTGCGCAACATGATACCGTAGATTTTAATAAATTAATGAGCAAATCAAAACCATGGAAAGTTAGGCAACAGGAACTAGAGGCGCAGGCGCGAATCGAAGCTAATATAAAACAGTTACAGATGGAAAAGATTGAAAAAGAAGTTGGTATTGAATAATGCCTATTAGTAGTTATTTTGGTGGCCATGGTTCTGAAGTCATGAATAACATGACTAAGGAATATGGCGCGAAAAAAGGTAAGCAAGTTTTCTATGCAACTGCAAATAAAAAGAAAAAGAAATCTGCTATTTCACCATCAGATGATGTTGTGCATAAGATGATTAAGGAGAAGAAGTAATGGCTAAAGGTGATATTCCAAACACGCAGGTATTAGCTCCTTATTCATCATCTGGTGGACAAATGCAATCAACTGGTAACAGCGCGCCTTTATGGCAGCAGTTATCAAATATGAATTTAAGTTATCCAACTTCCTCAATCCAGCAAACTCCTAATGCGTCATATTCATTATTAAGTGGATTATATCCTGGTGCAATGAATCAATATTCCATGCTACCTTTAATGGGTATTATGGGTAATCCTGCTATGCAATATTCCCCTAGTATTACACCTGCTACATCAACTCCAGATTTAGGCGCGTTAATGCAGGGTGGTATGTCACCTAGTCAATCAACATTACCTAGCACTTCTTTAATGAATCAATATTTTAGTCAGGTAATGAGTCCGATCGCGCAGTTACCTGGTAGTTCTTATTCATCTTTGTTAGGTCCAAGTCTTATTGCACAGAATAATGCAAATCCAGTATTAGGTAGCCTTCTAGCTGGATTAAGTGGTAATAATTCTAGTAATAGTAATAGCAATATTAGTATTCCTGGTTATGGTCAGTCACAATATTAAGGTGAATAATGGCTGCTATTGATATTAAGGGTACGATTGTTATTAGTTCAATTAATCAATCATCCAAAACTGGATGTAATACTTTAACTCAATTGAATGGAACAGTTGCATCATGTCAAGGTGATGGAACTATTCAGGATAGACCTGCTGGTACTGATGGTGACTATGAACAATGTCAGGTAACAGGTTTATTAGCAGTCTTTTTACCAAAATCTGGTATTGCTAATCCGCAGCCATTTGTTTTCGCAATTGCTTTTGGTAGTAATTTACTTTAATGAATAAAAACTATTTAGCTACTTTTGGTTCTTCTGGATGGCGGAAGCCACCATCAAGGGCAGAATTATGTGGTGGAGAAATTCGTTTTCAGGGAGTAACTTGTAATACTAGTCAATACGGAATTGTTCCTACTTTTGGTCCTGAAGTTTCCTCTTATAATGCAACTGATAGACAGCGCCATTATGCAGCATTAAAGTCCGCAGGCGCGACTGTAATCGAATTTGCTATTTCATGGAACTATCAGGAATCAAATTTTCATTATCCAGTTCCAGGAACTGATTTATCAAAGAATCTTCCGCAGTTAGCCGATTTAATTATTGAAGCACTGTCAACAGGATTATTTGATGGTATTTGGTTATTTATGGCTGGTGATGGTTTAGGTGATGGAATTAATTATAATGATCCTGCTGGATGGACATATGGCTGGCAATGGTTAATGGCACAAACACCACCAATCATTCAGTTCTTTAAGAATTATAAAGGAATTGATTTAACTAAATATATTCTATTCATTCCTGGATATGATGGAGTAGTTCCTGGTTGGGCTGGTCCAGAAAATAATTGGCATAGAGTTAATGAATGGATTGCATTAGCTAAATCTTCTGGCGCGAATTATATTGGGCTAGAACTATCAGCAGGTTATCCAAATTGGTCTGGTGAGGGAGTTTCTGATTATTCTTCCCCTGAAGGACAATTATTAGATACTATTTTATATGAAACTCCTTGTCCAATGGGACCAACTAACTTTCCGGTTCCAGATGATTTCTGTAATCAATCATCTGATGTGCGCGCGCCATTTGATCAAGTTTGGCAAATTCTATCTCGTTTACTTGGTAGGAATTATAGAAGGCCATCAGATCAACCAGCTTGTGATGATCCAAATCCACAACCAAATTTGCCACTAACACCGCGCGGGCCATATTTCGTTTATGTATATGAGTATGATACGTATCGTTGGGTCCGTAATGCTGTTAGTGCACAGCAAATAGAAATTGAAAAAGAATATTTCTATAATTTGGGTGCAGTATGTGTTGGTTAGTTTTATTTTGGTTAATGATGGGATTAATGAGTTTACTTGTGAAAGATAAGAATGAGGATTTATTTTAATGATAAATCCATTCGGTTTTATTAGTAAACTTTTCAAAAAGGATATTACAGTGCAGAAACTAGAACAGTGGTTACAGGTTATTCAGACTATTGCGCCATTAGTTATCAGTCTTGTTAGTCCTTCATTAGCTCCTATTGCTGGTAGTATTACAGATGGTATTCAGCAAGCAGAAGCTATGGGCGCGGCCGGAACATTAACTGATAAGTTAAGTCATGTTCAGAAGATTGCAACTGATGCAGCAACTGTTACCAATGCTGCATCTGGTAAGCAACTTATTGATCCAAGTTTATTAATTAACGCAGTCAATAGTGTAGTTAGCGTGGTTGTTTCTACTGCTAATCTTGTAGCAGAAGCAAAGAAGTAATGTCAATTCAGGCAGCAGAAGTAACTATTCTTATTTTCTTACTTGGTGTTGCTTTCTACATGGGTAAGCATAGTCAGCGAATTGATGATATGGATAAGTGGCGTGATGCTTTTGAACACAAATTAGAAGTAAGACTTAAGAAGTTTGAAGATAATGTGTTTGGAAAACTGCGCGAGTTACAGTCTGTTGTTAAGGAGTTAAAGTAATGGCTATCAGAATGCCATCTGTTTCGGTTTCAATTCCTAGGTCTACTCCACGATTATCTATTCCTAAACCAGTTAATATTCCTATGATGAAACCGCCTAAGATGCCTGCTGTTGGGCGCGCGCCTAAACCATTTATGCCGCGCAATCGTAGGTATTTGCCTGCATTAAATCCAAAAGGTTTTTAATTGAAACTACCTAGTGAAGATATTCAATCGGCTCTAAAAACAATTATTGATCGATTTAGATCAGAAGATAAAGCTGTGCGCGAACGACAGCTTAGGATGTGGAAACGTCTGAAATTCATGTGGGAGGGATTTCAACACGTATGGTGGAATGAAGTAGCGCACGATTGGCGCATTTATGATTTGCAGAACTTGGATGCAAATTCTTCTACAGGTGATGCATCATATTATGATAAACAAGCTAATATCTTTAAGGCATTATTAGAATCAATTATCGCAGCATTATCTGTTAATATCCCTGGAATTATTGGTGTTCCAGATGATGCGGATAATGTTCTTGATATGCAGACTGCAAAAGCTGCGCGAAAGATTGCATCACTAATCGCAAAACATAATGATATTAAATTACTTTGGTTACATTCTCTATATATCTGCATGACGGAAGGGTTGGTTTGCGCATATAATTATCCCAAAGAAGATTTAAGTTATGGTCATTATGATGAACCTAAGTATGAAGATACTGAAGTATCAGTAAAGAATTTAATTTGTCCGAACTGCAAAACTAATATAGCTTCTATTCCACTATCAAATGAAGAACGTGATGAATATGATCCTTCAGATGATGATGTAGTTTCTCATAATTTATTACTGAATAAAGATGAGAATCTTTGTCCACAATGTTTAATGCAAGTTGATCCAGAATTTCAAGAAGATAAGATGATCGTTCCGCGTTTTGTTGGTTATATTCGCAAACCAAAAGCGCGGCAATGTATTGAATCATATGGTGGTCTTTACATAAAAGTTCCAAACTACGCGACATGTCAGGCTGAGATTCCTTATCTTTGTTTTAGTAAAGAGATCCATTATTCATTTATTATTGAAGAATATGCGAAGGATGATAGCGATCTAAGTGAGAAGATTAGAAATCTTAAGGGCGCAGGATTTAATGATGCATATGAAAGATGGGCGCGCCTTTCACCGCAATATATGGGAGAATATCCGTTAGATACTCCCACATTAAATCAATGGTGGCTCCGGCCTGCATCATATGCAACATTATCTGATGATTCTATGGCTAAGAAGTTGCGAAGCAAATTCCCAGATGGATGTAAGGTAGTAATGGTTTATGATACAATCTTGTGCGTAGAGAATGAATCATTAGATGATCATTGGACACTTACTTATAATCCCCTCACTAGTCATATTCATCATGAACCTCTTGGTGAGGGGATCGTTCCAATGCAAGAAGTTCTTAATGAAATGATTAATCTTATATTGCAGACTACAGAACATGGTATTCCACAAACATTTGCTGATCCTGGTGTATTAAATTTTGAAGCATATAGTCAATTAGAAGCTACACCAGGAATGGTTATTCCAACTAAACCATTAGGAAGTAGTAAATCATTACAAGATGGATTTTATGAGGTAAAGACTGCAACATTAAGTCAGGAAGTAATGCCATTTGTGCAATTCATTCAAGATATGGCGCAAATGGTTTCCGGCGCGTTACCATCATTATGGGGTGGCGCGCAGCCTAACTCAAGCAAAACTGCAAGTCAATATTCAATGGCGCGCAGTCAGGCATTACAGAGATTACAGAATCAATGGGATATGTTTCGATTGTGGTGGAAAAATATTCATGGTAAGGTAATTCCTGCTTTTATTGAATGCACGCTTGATGATGAACGATTTGTAGAGAAAGATGAACAAGGTAATTTTATTAATGTATTTATTCGTAAAGCAGAATTACAAGGTAAATTAGGTTCTATTGAATTGGAAGGCGCGGAACAGTTACCAATTAGTTGGGCACAAATGAAAGATGTTGTGATGCAATTACTTTCAACTAATAATCCATTAGTTCAGCAAGCTATGGCCGCGCCGGAAAACTTAGCCTTAATTAAATCAGCTATTGGAATTGAAGATTTCGTGGTGCCTGGAGAAGATGATAGAGAGAAGCAATATGAAGAGATTCTCTTACTAGTTAACTCTGCGCCAATTCAGAATGTTCAATTAAATCCACAAACTGGAACACCACAACCAACTCAGGAACCATCAGTAGAAGTTGATCCATTTGATAATCATCAAGTCCATGCAGAAATTTGTAAGGAATGGTTAGTTAGTGAACCTGGTAGATTATGTAAAATTGAAAACCAACCTGGTTATATGAATGTTCTACTTCATTGGCAGAAACATAATCAGATTGTGCAACAGGCGCAAATGCAATCAATTCAGATGCAGGAAGCAATTAATCAATCTAAAGTTTCTTCGCCTAGACCAGATACTAATCCAGATGAAACGCAACCTTTTATTGCTCCAGTGAGGCAAAATGTCATCGCCCAGTGAAACACCAGTTATTGAAGCACCAGAAAAAAGTACTCTTTCTTCTTTGAATGAGGAACCATTAGAACTCCCTATTGAAGAACCAGTAGAGGAAGAAGAACTACCTATTGGTGAAGAATTACCTAAAACTGAAGAAGAACCAAAAGAAGAAAAACCTGAAGAAGAAATTGAGGAAGAAGTTAAGTTAAATGATGATGACATTGATATTGACTCGCCTGTAAAGAGGAAAGAGTTATTAGCTGCATATCCAGATATTTTCAAGAAGTTTCCATATCTTGAAAAGTCAATGTATCGTGAGCAGCAATATTCTGAATTGTTTCCTACAATGTCAGATGCGAAAGTTGCTGCTGAAAGATCACAGATTCTGGCGCGCGCCGAATCAGAATTGTCAAATGGATCAACAGAAGAAATTCTCAAATCAGTCAAAAATAATGATAATGAAGCGTTCCTGCGCATCGTAGATAATTTTCTACCAACCTTACAGAAATTAGATAATGGTTCGTATATTCATGTTCTTGGAAATATTGGTAAGGGATTTATTCAAACTATTGTAAATGAAGCAAATCGACGTGGAAAGGAATCTGAAGATGGTAAAACTTTGATGGGAACTGCTGTAGTTCTTAATCAGGTTTTATTTGGTAATTCAGAATGGAAACCTCCGTCAGCATTAGCCAAGCCAGTTTCAGAGGAAGAAAAGAAAGTAGTAACTGAAAGAGAACAATTTGCTAGACAGAGATTTGATGAAGTTCATGCAGATTTGAGTGAACGCGCAGATAATGCAATTAAATCTGCAATTGAAAGAAATATTGACCCGCGCGAATCAATGTCAGGTTATGTTCGGTCTAAGGCTGTTGATGATTGTATGTCAATTTTAGATCGCGCAATTACTGATGATACAAATTTTAAAACTAAATTAGATAGATTATGGGAAGATGTTTTTCGAACAGGATTTAGTCGCGCAGCACAAGATAAGGTTAAAGCAGCCTATCTTAGTAAAGCGCAGACTTTATTACCTGAGATCATTAAAAAGGTTCGTGGTAGCGCATTATCTGGAATGCGCGGTAAGGCCACTACTCGTTCATCTTCTAGAGTAGAAGATAATGAGGAAAAACCTAAAGTTTCGAGTCGTTCTGCCACTCCTGAGCGCAGACCAACGCGGAAAATGCGAACCATTGATTTTTTGAATCAGGATTAGTATGTCATTAACTAGTAGTAGGCGCGCAATAGTTGAATTCAATGGAGACTATACATTAACTGCTGTGAATGAAGCAGCAGATAATGCTAATACTCCAGCAGCAATTAGTGATATTGCATTAATTACTGGCGCGAATACTATCACTCCACCTACTGGCGTAACAGGTGTAACATTACTTATGCCCGCTGGCAATACAGCAATTGTTACATTAAAAGGTGTAAGTGGTGATACTGGTGTGGCATTACATATAACTGATCCATCATCAATTGGTTTGAATGGCAGTTCAACTTTCGTTTTATCAGCTTCAGCAGGAGTCACTGTTAGGCTGATGTGGAGCTAGCAAATGGCTTTAACAGAATCACAGGTCGTAGCATTAGAATTAGAGCGAGTTATTCCTAAGTTAAGGACGTTATTTGAGCGTGATGATAAATTCTTTTCTCAGGTTGAGAAAAAGAATGTAGAGAAGATTAGCAATAGACAGATGCGCGTTCCACTGGAAATTTCTCCCGGTGGTTCGTTCCAGTATTTTAATGCTGATGGTGGTGACTTAGGACGTGGTTCGGCGCAGATTTACGATAAGGCAGTATTACAGCCTGTATTCATGTCAGAGAACATCGAATACACGAAGTTAGCACAGTGGGCTACTGATGATAATCGTAAGTCTATTGTTTCGGCAGTTCGTGAAATTACTGCGCGCGCATTTGATGAATTTCGTCGCCAGTTAGATGCGCAGATGATGCAGGGTGGTAATGGTGTATTAGGAACCGTTACGTCTGTTTCTACTTCTGGTGGTGTTGATACTTACACCTGTACCACTGATGGATTTGGTGTTCGTTTGATGCGCGATCAGCAGCAGATTCAGTTATATGATACTACATTAGCAACTTTACGTGGTAGTGGAACTATTACTACGTGGGATGTTGTTAATAAGCAGGTTCAGGTAACTCCATCTATTTCTGGCGCGACTGCAACTGATTTGATTGTTGTTTATGGAATCAGTGCTCCAACTTCGCTTCCGGCTTTGTTTGGTATTCCTTACCATGATAGTAATGCTTCTACTGGAACATGGTTAGGATTTAATCGCGCTACTACTCCACAAATTCGCGCATCCAATGTAAATGCAAATAGTTCTTCATTTACATTACCTCTTGCGCGACTTGCCATTAATCAGATTGGAAATCGTATTGGTATTGATAATGATTTCCGGCCTGAAGCATGGATGCATCCTGCACAGAAACAGGCATATGAACAGGTAGGCCAACTTGTTTCGGTTATCTATAAGGAACCGAAAGAAGAAGGTCTCGATATGTATTTTGACAGAATGCAGATGGCGGGCGCCCCTGTTAGAGATTCTTTTAACTGGGATAACACGCGTATCGATTTTGTTGTAAAGGATAATTGGGGCCGTGGTGAAATTCTGCCTCTTGGTTTCTATACTACAGATGGTAGAAAGACTTTTGAACTGCGCGGTCCTTCTGGTGGTGTGTTAACGGCAGATATCTTCTATCTGGTTCTTGGCACACAGACTTTCGTAGGTAATCCTGCGGGAATTTCGTATATTTCTTCTCTTGCTGTTCCTTCAGGTTACTAAAAAGGAGATATCATGGCGAGTGATTTAAACTTTCAGAATTTCAATACTACACAGAGTATTGAACAGCCGTTTCCACCTACTATTGCTTCGGCTGCAACTATTGCTCCTACTACGCGATTAACTTTTGTAACTGGAACTACACAGGTAGCTACCATTACGCCGCCTGTTACTGGTTATCATGAGTTAGTTTTAATTTTCACTAATGCATCACCTGGTGCATTTGCTACCAGTGGAAATGTTAAGACAGCAGCACAGCCTGCGCAGAATCTTGCTGTGATTCTGTATTATGATCCTTCATCGGCAAAGTATTGGCCCGGTCCAGTTTCATAATAGGTGAATTATGGGATTACCAGCATTACCTGCTACCGTCACATTAACTAATGCTAAAACTGGCGCCGGTGTTACTGTCGCTGGTGTAGTATTAAATGGTGTATTACGATGGACTGTTGATGCAGTAGCTAATACACTTAGTGTTTCAGACTCTAGTGATAACGTTAAAGTATTTGATATTAGCGCGCAGGCCACTTTAACATGGACTGTTAGCGGTAACAAATATAGTCTGACTATCGCAAACTAGCGGGAGAAGTGGGGCGCGCATACTTTATAACGCGCATTTAGTTATGTTAGAGTATAAGTTAAATGTAGAACGGTTCAATAATTATCTACAGCGTGACTTTGGATATTTCGATGGTATCCATGCAAATTATAGAATTGTTTATTCAGATAATGAAAAAGAGAAAAGATTCGTAACTCATACTAGAGAAGGTCTGGAATATATTAGACCACGAATTGAGGAAGTTCCTAAATATAAGCAATGGATTCATAATAAGTTTGTTCTTGAAAAAATGACTTTTATTCCAAATGATCAGCAAACTGATTTACTCGGAAATTTATCATATGAGCCAGTTTGGGTATTTCAAGATAAGGATGGGAATTTCTTACCACCTAATTATGATGTAGCTAAGTTAGTTATTGCATCAATGAATGAAGCAATGGCTTGGAGATATGGTGTTAAATATAAGGACGAAAGATCAATGGCAGATTTTAAAGAAGTTCATGAAGAACATATTAAAGAACTTCAGAAAGAATTGTTTGCTAACGAAACTAAAGTTGGTGATGCATTAGCAATTGGTAGTGGCGTTTCAATTACTTCAGATGATATGAGGGAAAAATAATGGCTGGAGTTGCATTAAATTATGATTTTAGAATGGCTTCGCGCAGGAAAGCTGTGCGTATGCCAGTTAATCCAATGGATAAGACAACTATTGTATCAATTTATCCAAGGGACATTAATCATAAAAATATAACTATTGAACCAGGAGTTTTTCATATTCCAGCTGGAACAAAAGTTAAACCAGGAATTTTAATTGTGGGAACTTCATCTTGGTGGAAAGATGCTGATACTACATTACTAGAAATTCCTGTTAATTCATTTCTAATTGCCGATTCAGTAATTCGTGATTATTGCACCGGATTACTTTCTTGCAATATGGCGAACTTAATGCCAGGATTATTCTATATTCCTGGTGAAGTTAGTTTTGCAAAGATTATTACTGAGTTCAAGGCTAAGTTAGATGAAGCAGAATTAAAACAGAATAATTGGTATAGAGAATTAGTTAAGATGGCTGATGTTGATTGGCAGCGCACTCAGCAAAATCCATTGGCTATTTCTAATGATGCGCGATTGGCCGCGCAGGAACTTGGTTTAAAAGATAAAGCA